ACAAGAGCAAGCTCAGCAATTACAACACCCATACCGAGAACGCCAGCCATAGCACCGGGAACCAGTGCAGCAATAGCGGACAAAGCCACCATAAGTGCTGATAACAGACCAACGCCGACTATGCCCTGAAGCAGAGTTTCGGTGTCAATACCCTTAAGAGCATCAACAATTCCAGCAAAGAAGGACATAAATACGTCAACAGCAGCCTGAATAAGACCGGGCAGGTTACGAGCGATTCCTTCCAGAACACCAATAAGGAACTGGAAAATAGAATCTACGATAGAAGGTGTATATTTAACCAAAGCTTCAAGAACACCAGCAATAAGCTTAAGTGCGCCATCAGCAATGGCAGGAACGCACTCTACGAGTACATCCACCAAAGTAAGTACCACTGCCTTGATAGCTTCGCCAATCGCAGGAGCACTGTCAGCAATAACTTTACAGAACTCTACAATCGCTTCACCAATCTTAGCAACAATGGCAGGAATAAGTTCAGCAATACCCGTGATGATTACCGTCAGAGATGCCACAATAGCGGTAGCTCCAGCAGTTCCAGCGGCAGCCAATGCAGTCACACCAACCGCCAAAGCGGATAGACCTGCACCAGCCAGAGCCAAACCTGCTCCGATACCAACGACGGATACACCGATAAGTGCAAATGCACCACTTAAGCCGAGAATAGTAGGAACCAGAGGGGTAAGAACCAGACCGGCAACGCCAATTACCGTAAATGCACCAGCAAGAGCAACAAGCCCTTTGGCAATCGCTGTCCAACTCATAGCGCCCAGAATACTAAGCACAGGAGTCATGACAAGCAATGCACTGGCAGCGACCAACATAGCCGCAGATCCGGCAAGTGTTCCAGTCATAGCATTCAAGCCAATAGCCAGAATAGCCATTGCACCACCAAGAGTAACTAAACCCTTAGCAATTTCCTCCCAAGTCATACCACTCATTTTATTGAGAGCATCAGCCATAACCACCAAAGCGGCAGCTACAGCAATAAGACCTGTTCCAATTCCAACCATATTTTTAGGCATGAAATTAACAGCCACAGTAACCGCAGTAAGTGCACCGGCCATAGCAACCAGTCCCTTAGCGATTTCTTCCCAAGACATCGAACCGAAATCTTGTACCGCAGAAGCAAATATCTTCATAGAAGCGGCTATAGCAATCAAAGCCACACCAGTAGACATTACATGTTTGGCATTTCCAGTCAGATTTGTGAAGAGCGTAATCTCAGCCAGTAATGCACCAACCGAAACCAGTCCCTTTGCAATCTCTTCCCATTCCATGCCGCCGAAATCTTCACAGGCAGAAGCCAATACTTTAATAGCGGCTGCCAATATCACGATTCCGGTTGCAGTAGTAATGGATTTACCACTGAATTTTGCAGTGTTCATAAACAGAGAAACCTCTGCAAGCAGAACACCAACACCGACTAATCCCTTAGCCAGTTCTTCCCAACTAAGTGCTGAGAGATCTTCGCAAACAGATGCAAGCACCTTAATAGCGGCCGCAAATATAACCATCTGCGTAGCGCCCTTTACAATAGTGCCACTACCACTGCTCATTACTTTTGCTGCTGCAACCATTACGGTAGTCAAACCAGCAACACCAATAACGCCTGTAGTAAGTTGTTTTGCATCCAAATCGCCAATCTTCTTCAAAGCACTAGCGAGAATAAGAACAGATGTTGCAATGCCGAGCATCGCCGTTACACTCTTAGTAACACCACTTGCTTGACCACTAATCTTATTAAAGACAGCCATAGAAACCATCAGATCAGCGAATAGCACAGTAATACCGCCAAGAGCTCCGTTCAGTTTTTCGCTATCAATCAATGAAAGGGCAACCAGAGATGCCGAAAGAATAGCGATAGCAGATGCAATCTTCAGTAATGTGCCCGCCTGCAACTGAGACTGATAAGCCTCAAAGCAACCTCTGACACTATCAAGAATTCCAATAAAGGATTCCTTAATACTTCCGATTTCATCAATAGCTTGACGGAATCCACCAACAAATTTTGTGATACCAACCGCAATGGCACCGAAAGAAATGCCATTAAGCAAGTCAATAATTCCACTAAAGTTAGCTTCTCCCAAACTCGAAGTGATCGCTCCACCAATACTGCCGAGGGCGTTAACAATGCTTGAAGCGATTGTTTTTACTGCATTCCAGATAGTCTGGAGAATCTGCACGAACTCGCAATTAGCAAGAGCTTCACCCATAATTTCAAAAGCAACAATTACGCCACTCTTCATGCTTCCTGCTGCTTCACCGACCTGAGCCATTCGAGTCTGTACACGCTCAAGAAGATTGTGGAACAATTCGAAGCCAGGAATCTTAAAGTTTTGGGCTACAGAAGTAACGAATTCCTTAATAGCAGTAGCTGCTGCTTTAATGAAGTTTACGATACCACCAAGAACCTTGTTAAATACATCGGTAGTCTCAATCGTTTCGTTGAGCTTAACCAACCATTCGCCAAAGGAACCTGTAATACTAAGTAATCCACCACCGAGATCACCGACTCCACCTAAAAGAGAGCCGATAGCTTTTACAACCGCCAAGAATGCATTGCCGATAATATCAACAACAGCAAACAATCCCTTGAAAGTATTCTTGAGATTATTAGAGGCAGTTTCGCTCAATGTGAATCGTTCAGTCAGCTTTCGCAAACCTTCAGTAATGTTGTAAAGTTGCTCTGCCGTCATCGGAGGGAATATTTCACTAAACGCCTCCTTGATCGGCGAAAGTACACTCATCAAACCCTTAGCTGCATTCCACAATGCCTGAATAAGATTTTCTCTACCCGACGGACGAAGCATTTTATCTGCAAATTCATCCATCGAAATAGAACCATCTCTCAAACCGGAAGCAAGTGTTTCGATTTGTGTAACCATTTCAGAAGTATATCCAGCAGCTTTTCTCTCTTCTTCAGTCATTCCAGACATTTTGCCCTGAAGATTGAATACTGCATCGGATAATGTTTCGGAAGATATAACACCTTCCTCTAAACCTTTCTTGAGAGCATCACTAAAGCTGTCAGAATCGGCTACCATCTGGTCGAAAGCATCGCCATTAACTCTGGCTACTTCCTGGATAGCCTCGATATATCCAGCTTCATCGGCAATACCAGCATTCAAAAGCTGTTTCCAACCGGAACTCATAGCCCCGCTTAACAGCTCATTTCTGGCTTCTGCCGATTTAGACAGCACATCGCCAACCACATTAGAAACTTCGGTCAGCACTTCTTTTGCCTCTTCGAAGTCACCAATAAGAATCTCCCAAGTTTGAGTCCAGCCGGACTGAACCGTTTCTTTCAGTGTGTCAAACAACTGAGTGAAAGTCTTAACCTTAGTTGCGGCATCCTCAGCAGTCTTAGCCATATCCATAATGGATCTAGCCTGCTCTTCTGTGAATCCCTGCTGAATAAGGTCCGCTTCGCTATAAGCTCCGGCAAATTGCTTAAGAGTTTCTGTCAAGACTTCAGTAGTCAACCATTCACCCTTAGTAAGCGATTCTCTGAAGGAACCGTAAGAATCAATGGCAGCCTGAGCACCAGTACCAAGAAGCTCTGAAGTTCTAATCAAAGCATCTTGGAATACCTTACCACCCATACCGGCATTAACTACTGAGTTCCAGTCCATAAGAGAAACTTTACCTGCGGCGAGAGCCTGAGAAAGCTGATACATAGCTGTACTTGCCTGCTGTGAGGTAGAACCAGACACAGCCGCAAGGTTTGCAATACCCTTAATCGAATCCACTGAAGTTTGCAGATCAACACCAGCAGCCGTAAAGGTACCGATGTTTCGTGTCATTTCAGTGAAGTTATAAATGGTTTTATCCGCATATGTATTCAGCTCGTCCAACGCACGATTAACTTGCTGAAGGTTTGTTCCCTCATGAGAGGTATTAGCCAGAATTGTTTGAACAGCACCAATCTGGGTTTCATACTCTGCAAAACCAGTCTTGATCGGGTCGATAGTAAACGACGCAATCATCTGTTTGCCAGTATTGACAATGGAATTAGTGATGTTTGAAAGTGCGGTTACAGCCATGACTTCCAAAGTAGAGAACTTCAAACGCACTGATTCAACAGCATTGCCAAGTCCACTCATGTTGACTTTCTTAGCAGCATTATCAATCTGTTCAAAGCCTTTAGTAGCTCCGTTCATATTCAAACTGCTTTTAAGCTTGTCGAGTGTATTTAAGCTCGCTTGAACATTGCTTTCAAACTGCTTATTATCAAATCGCATTTCTACGACTCTTTGATCGATTGTTGTGCTCATAGCTTAGTAACCTCCTTCCACGCTTGATTTGCAATTTTGTCAAAAATAGGCTGGATAGCAGGATTGATGTAGTCTCGCCCCTGTACCCAGCCGCCGTTACGAGTTCCATGACCATATTGCAGGATGATCGCAATGGGAACTCCATTTTGAATATTTGAGTTGTAGAATGTTATTGTTGCCGAACCATCTTTGATTACAATCTCGTAATACCATGAATTGGCAGTCTGACCAGTATCGACAGGAGTTGCAGACGCAAGGGCGGCGACACCTTCTCGGCCGTACTTGTCAAGATCTGCAAGCCGAACGGCCTTTTTAGCGCCTTCCATAAACTTTATTGTCTTGGAGAAGTCGCCCTTATGTCTGAATGTAACCATGTCTTACCCTCCCATCATTTCTTCTTAAGATAGGTGGAAGAACAGAAACCAACAAGACCACTGGAAGTCTTAACATACAGCCATCTGACGCCATTAGACGCCACACTATAATAGCCGTAGTTCTTAACCACTGTGCCACCGGGAAGAACTCCAAGAGAAGTCTTCTTGGTGTTGGCACCAGAACGAATATGAAGACCAACGGAAGCAGTGACTTCATAACTGCCAGCGATAGACTTATCGTATTTCTGTGCATAATCCACTTTGGTAGAAGTTGAAGGCGTCGGTTTCACAGCCTCCGTCGAAACTGTGTCAGTAGAAGCATACTTGTCGTAATACTTCTGACCATAAGAGGTTCTTTTTACCTTAACCGACTCACTCTGGTTAGCAGGTCTTTCAAACTTAGTGAGAACTGCATCCGAAGCAGTACGAATATTCTTTGCATTCTTCAGAGTAGTCAGTACAGATTTGTAAGACTCGCTCAACTCCTTATACAAGAACTCAAGCTGGGTAGTAAGATCGCCAATGGATTTCTTCTTACCCTGCGCATACTCAAGCAGATTCTGCTTACGAGACCAATAAGTCCACTGTGCCAGACCATAACCAGCAGAGTCACGGACGAAATTGGTATAGCTACCGTTATCAACAGCGGAAGTATAGCTTGCATCGGTATAACCGAGCTTCTTTTCGTAAGAGTTCTGAAGATTGGTAGGCTGAAGAGCAGATTCGGCATACAGATTACCCATCAAGCCAGCAACGCCATAAGGATTACCGATCTTGTCCATCAGGAAATCCCAAATAGTCTTTTCCACAGTTGCGGTGCTGACAGTAGGAGTAGTTGTGGACTTCACATCATATTCGATATACGGCAACTTACCGTGTTTAGTCCAGTTACGGGTATTGTAGCCAGACTTAGTGCAGTTGCAGGCTGTGATTTGAACACAGTTTTTCCACTTCGGAGTACATTCCACAGCTAAACCGTTACCTATATAAACGCCAATGTGCCCTGACATCCAAACTGCTTCACCAACTTCAATGTTAGAGAAATCAGTAGAAATATCAGAGCACACTTTAATCATCTGATCGGCGCCAATATCAGGAACACCGTTGCAAGCATATCCCGAACCACCGTATCGTTTTTCTGCGTTACCGTTCCAACCCCACAACACACCTTTGATAAGACATACACAGTCAAAGCCAAATACAGCAGGATTCTGGTCTGCCGCTGCTTTAATCATAGCGACACGACTTGCTTTTTTGTTATACTTGTCATTGGTGGTGTATCTGGTGATGTTGTCATACGGGGTTGTAATCATCGGGGCACCAAAACACCCCATAACATACAGCGTTTTGTAGTTCTTTGCGACATCTTCCAATTTCTTAATGAATTCGGAAGCTTTCATTACAGCACTCATATTAAAATGCTCCTTTCTCAGATTTCGCTTTCAACTGAGCCATTTACATAAGCACTAACTGCGGTATTAGTCTGCAAGAGCTTGTTCATATCGCCAAGAGCTTCATCAACCAATTCACTGAACTTGTCAAATGAAATGACTTTAGCCAGCCATGTAAATTTGCTTACGAACATATCGTAAACTTGACGAAGCTTGAGCTGACCGGTACCACCGCCAAGTTCCTTCTCAGCAATGGTAGTAGCATAAACAAGCCATTCACGAATTTTCTTAATCTGCTCTTCTTTAGAGCTTTTGAAAAATCGAATAACAAACACAATACCTACTGCGATAACAGCTATGGCAAGAACGATAAACGCCCAGTTTTCACTAATGAATTCCATGTTGTTTCCTCCTTTCATCCAACTGGTCCATCGGATTCTGTTTCGTCTGTACTTTCGGTTTCAGCTTGGTCAGCTTTATGTTGCTGCCAAATCTTCACACCGTTTTCAAGACCGGCTTTTACCAAATACATGAACACACAGTTTTCAACAAGATTGCCTGTTGTTGTGATTAACTCACCCAAATAGGTGAAATCTTGAAATATGACCATGACAGACATCGAATAGAGTTGCACGATCATGTAAAAAAAGAAGCAGATCATAACCGCCTTTTTGCTAAATTCCCATACCCACAACAGAGAATGAGAATTTTTCTGCACTTCACTTCGTAAGCGCTGCTCTTCTTGTTTCCAATAGAGCTTAATATTAAGGCGACTTAATCGCTTCTCATAGAATTTGTTATACCATTCGGTTAATTTGTTCATTGATATCAACCTTTCGAATTAAAACGACGCTTATTAGCGGCATTCAACGCTGCATTACGCTGAAAGATTTCACGCTTACTTCTCTTTTTCGGAGGAGAATTCTTAACATTACATACTCGAATAAGTGTCAGAAGGCGATTCAAATGCCATTTCTGAAACTCAACGGGTATGTTATAAGCGATCATCCAATAATAAATAAGCTCCGAAGTAACCGTGTCCTTGTTTCCTTTCTGAGTTTTATCCTCATAGAAACGAGTTGCAGTCATCGGAGCTTCAATATAAGCATTTATTGCAGCATAATTTTCGGCTGATAGTCTTGAATATACTTCTGGGTCCACATGTTGGGTTATTGTCATACATCTGACATAGTCAAGAATTTCTTCATCAGTCTTTTCTTGCTTGCCTAAAAAGGCTTTATTCCACTTGCTTTCCCATTTTGAAAGAGAGACCAAAGAATGCTCCAACTGCAAAACCTGTTCTTTCTTGTAGATGAACTCTTCGTTGATCTCGTCGAAATACTCAGCAGCCGGTACGATGATTTTAAGCATTCTTTAGTCCTCCGAGTTTTCGATATTAGTTAGTTGCCACGGGAGCTACAGCAGGTGCAGCAGCATTACCCTTAGAACGCATAACTGCATTCACGAAATCGGCAGCATACTTGTCGTTAGTGACAAGCTTCTCGAACAGCACCTCATAAGCAGGAGTCTCCATAAAGGAGCGAGAAATCTCCTCGGACTTCATGAAGCGTCTGCCATCTTCGCTCTTCTCACCATAAGACTTGGTAATGAAGTTCTCGAAGAATTCCATGATCTTTGCACCATTGAGATCAGCAGCAATGCTTCTGAGCTGGACATCATAGCCGCCCTTAGCACTTGCCTGCATCTTCACGATTTCGGGCTTGGACAGGTCGAAGTAAAAATCTTCGGTTCTCTGAACACCGTTCAGGTCGTTGTAAGTGATAGTTTCCTTATGCATAATTAGTTTCTCCTTTCAGAATTAAAAAAGTAGGAGCCGCCAGCTTACCTGAATACGGCCCCATTGAATTTAGTTTGTTAAGTCTTAGCCAGCAGC